CCATATACCCACGCAATCATATCACGGATTTCAAATCCTGCATCCTCAATACGAACTGCCATACGGTGCTGTGTTCGTGTTCCTGCGAATGCTAGTAGATATCCACCAGGCTTTAGAACACGAAAACACTGTTCCCAAATCTCAACAGATGGAACATCGTAGTCCCACTTCTTACCCATAAAGTCAATGCCATAGGGTGGATCAGTAACGATACTGTCCACACTGTTGTCATCAAGTTCTTGTAGTTTTACTAAGCAATCGCCATTCAATAATGTAATATCACTCATCGTCTACCCACCGTAGTCCTGCATTCTTTCCATGTTCTAACTTTGGGTGCCAAATACTTTTTGTTTTAACATTAACTTTCTGTCCAATCAGTTCACCAAACTCTTTCAGATCCTCTTTAGTTTCAAAACGAACAATAATAGTCGCATAAGGTTCTGACTTTTCTTGAACAAACTCAGGCATATTCACCCATTCTCTTTCAGGAAAGTTACCAACCTTACTTTCATCTGAGTCGTCTAAAAAATCTAAAAGCGTGTTCACTGTATCACTCCATTCTTATATGCATACTCTAAAGCGTTGTTCGCTTCTGTATCCATTGCTCTATTCTCATACCAGTTGCCTGTCTCCATATCAAACTCTCTGCACATAGTAACAATCTCACTAGCAGTGATTGGATATCCTCTGTCGATTGCTTTACCAGCAATGGCAATCATAATACGATACATTTGTCTATACCAACCTGTTCCGCTGATGTTTATATATTCAGCAGCTAGTTGTTTAGGCCAGAATGGGCAATCACGATAGCCATTCCACACGTAAGAAGTGTTATCCATCTTGGCTTTACGATATTCAATGATCTGTTCTTTCCATGCATCGGGAAGTCTGTCTAGGAAATCTTTAGCGTTTTGTTTGTCGTTGTATTTCCACTTTGCCATCAAAGCATCGGAGTTGATGGACTCACCTTTTCGATTACTGAATATAAAGTTAAAAGCATTACTGTAATCTGCAGGAATGTAATACATACGAGAGAGATCTTTAGTCTGTTTATCTCCCAAATCACCCAACTCTGATTGTAGCGCGAACCAGAAATGTTTGATTCTAGCCGCCTCAACTCTGTCCGTAACTGGGAATACCAAACGGAACTTCGGTAGTTCACGAACACTGCTAGCAGTAGAGTAACAAATATAATTGTAATGTCCGAACCGCTTAAATAACTCATTCTCTAAGTCGCCCTTAAATTCATGATCATCAACATCGACAGCACACCAACTTCCCCAATCAACCACATTCTTGTTTGCTCTAGTTGTGTCAGGTAAATAAGTAGCTGGTGATATAAGTTCCGCATCTTTCTTTCCTTCCAATGATCTCTCAGATAGTTTGTACAAAAACTTTTCGAAATGAGTCCAAGTGTCAAAGTCAAGCCGACGATGAGTTTTGTTGTCAAAACGATTTTCAAATATAGTAACAGAATACATTACGCAAAAAAGTCTTCCAATGTTGCTTTCGGTTCAACCGACCAGTCGATAGCATCTAAAATAAACTTTAGAGGCTCTATAAAGGATTTCTCGAACATTGTATCATAATCAATGTAGTTGTGCAAGTTAAATTCTTTAGGCAAGATCGCAGGAAAAGAAACAATGTTCTCTTTGCTAGGGTTTTGTTTGCGCAAGTAAACGAACTTGATTTTCTCACCGTTTTTGATTAGCTCATACTTTTTATCTAAGCTATTATCCTTAACATATTTGTTGTAAAGTAAAGAGCCTCGCACATGGATAGGCGTACCTTTAGAATAAACTTCTTTCTTGTCTTTCCATTTATCTATGTCGCTTACACCCCTTGGAAAAGATATGTCCTCAGGTGGAAGTTGACGAAACTCTTTCTTGAAGTTAGCGATAAACTCTTGAGTATCTTTCTCTGTACCTTCGATGATAACCTTGAAGATTTCTTTGAACCTGTTACGTACAATCTCAGGTGTTGAAGATTTGATAGCTTCGATACCCATCATTTTAAGTTTAGGTTCTGCGTATTGTACACCTTCATTGTTGTGTACGTTTAAAATGTAACGCTTCTTCGCAGTCCAAATACCACGATCTGCTATGGCTTCACGTGCCATAACCATACGAGGTTTGTACGCATTCATTTTCTCAAACAACTCTGCGTAAGCTTTCTCCAAGATTTTTTCGAAGTGCTCACCACAAATCTTATCAAGAGCCTTGACTGGATCTTTAGGTTTCAGCTTATCAATAAAAGGACCGAAATTAATATAAAGAGAGTCGGTATCAATAGCCAGTACATAATCTACTCCACTTGTTTTTAGTATTTTGTTCATCTCTTTGTTGATCGCATTTTCTGCCCATCGAATAGATAACTGCCCTGACAAGGTAATACCTTCTGCAATACGCATATCAAAGTATCTAAAGTATTGATTACCTAGCGCACCATACAAAGAGTTCAAAAGGATTTTGATTGCCATTTGTCTGTTTTCGAGTTGATTGATCTGCCTCTCTAACTCGACAGTTTTTTGTTTCTCATACTCTTGTTGTGCAACAAGCATTTGCTTTTTGACCGCTTTACGTTCTTCATAATAGCTTTCAATAATCTTTGGTAGAATACCTTGCTGATCTTTATAGTAACAAGATCCATTTGCTGCAACGGATACGTTCTCATTGATTGAAGTTGAATGCAATAAGTACTGATCAACGCCTGAAGGGAATGTATACTCTGTGCAAAGAGTTTCTGGTGACATATTATACTGAACGATCAAGTTAGGATATAGTGAGTTCAAGTCAAAAGACACAACCCAATCATGCGCACCAACATACGGCTCTTTTACATAGCCGCCAGGATATGACGATTTTGTTTTATGTTTATTTGGTGGAACAATAATATTTTTACTATTCAGTTCTCTATAGATGATGGAGTCCCATATTGCAGTTGTGCCAAAGGTGTCACTGTAGTTCACACCACCCTTATATGCCATAGTCATAGCGAGAGTGATAAGCCCCATCTTTTCCTCTATACGTTCAATCAGTTCAACGTCCCGAATGTTATAGTCAATGAACTTCTGATGATCTTCTTTGTATAATGTATAAAGATTACCATGTTCTTCATAGGATAGTTTACGTTCACCTAAGACCACGTAAGCAATATGATCTAGCTTATATGACTCTTGTGCGCCATACGAATATCCAAACTTCTGAAACAGATCGTAGTAGTCAAGTTGTTGAATGCCTGTTAGTTCATAGGCATCCATCCGTTTACCTTTGATAGCGAGTTCACGTTTTGAAACCAACCCCCACGGTGACAGTCTTTTGACTGCATCTTGAGAACCAACACGATTAATACGATTTACAAGGTAGGGAATATCAAAAAGTCTGACGTTCCAACCTGTGATTACATCTGGGCTATTGTTTCTCCAATACTCAACAAACTTTGCGAGTAGTTCTATCTCGTTTTTACAGTGACGATATTGAACAAGTATTTTATCTGAGTATGCATTTTCTGCATCATAAGCATCAAGCCCCCAAACGTGATAAACATCACTCAGACTAGACTTCAACGCAATAGAGATTACTGGGTGAGCAGCATCTTCAGGGAATGGAAATCCTTCGTCTGATGCAACCTCAATATCAATGTTTACAACATTAATCTTACTAGCGTCAAACTCAATCTCTCTTGGAAACTTTTGTGTGATAAACTGTTGAACAAAGTTTTGATTGCCATAAATGTCAAAGTTTTCTACGTCCTTGTACTTCTGCATAAAATCTTTTGCTTCAGCCATAGAACCAAACTTTATCTCCTCTAATGGATGTCCATCAAGAGATTTACATTTAGTATTTTGTTTTGGGGAAAGTACATGCAACGTGGGTTCAAATTTTATTCGCTTTTCGATACGGTTTCCGCTCTCGTTTACCCCACGGTATAAAATAGAACTACCATATCTGTTAACGCTCGTGTAAAAGTTCATACAGCCTCCTAACTTACACTAGCTTACAGTATATAAAATATTATTTAGAATGTCAAGCGATTCTTACTGCTTCCATATTTTTAGTAAATGTTGGGAAGGTAAAGTCACGCTCTTTGTGATGCTCTCTACGAGGTCTACTACCATCAGGAATGCCAACTCCCATCATAAGATGTGCATCTGACTTTAGGTCAAGTATCTCTCTTACTTTACGTCTGTCAAAGCATGTGCAACAACCAGTAGAATATCCTAGTAAAGATGCAGTGAGATTTAAATATCCTGACGCAATACCAATCGCAAGTTGTCTTTGGTTATATACACTTGGATGTACTTGACCAGACTCTTTATATTCAGCCGCTTCTTTGTTTCTTG